CCGTTAAATTTACCAGGTGTTCCGCGGTACATCGTTATGTTCATTTCCGAAACGTAAGATGACTGGTATGATAGTATAAACGAAGGATTCATTGCTTCTGGTTGATCACCATCACTTGTTGTGGGTCCTCTAGTCTCAACTCCAGCAGCTGGTTGTTTATTAAATGAAGGTATAATCTGGTTTATCCACATATAGAAAAGAGCATACAGTCTAGCAGATCCATCTGCAATATATGTGATGTTGACCGTATTATTAAAATCCACACCAACTGGCATTAATTGGTTAGGACCAAGACCATATCTTTTTGTCGGAACTGTGGCCACCTGCACACCTGGAAGACTCACGCTTTGTGCAAACAACCGTAATGGATCATACAGACCAGTCATATACTGCTGCAAATTGGTTGGCATATCTATAGGCATATAGATATAGGTAGTAAAAAGATTTGGTCTCTCTACGTCATACTTGTGTATCTGTGATTTGAATCTGTTAATGTCTAGCATTATTTCTTCTTATAAACAAATTGGTCTAGTGGAAGCATTAGAGCTTTCTGCCACTCATCCGGCTTTATGTAAAAAAACCTAGATCTAATATGACTATTTAGATACTTTTTGATACATTCTTTTGCTGAGCTTAGTTTAGAAACCTTAACCAGTAGCCTATAGTTTAAGTTAATTTTCATCTGATCTGTGAAAGACTTATCACTAGCTAATGACATTAGAGCATCTAACAAAGCTGCTCTTTGGCCAGGAGGTAGATAGTGGAAGTTAATACCCAAGAAACCGTTGTCAACACGCTCAAATGGGAATATAAGAGGGAACCTATCATACATTGGTAGTGTACCCTTGTATTTGGGGTCATAGTGAAACAGGTACATTTTTCCAATAGTTAGAGTACTTGTTAATCTATTATCTCCCTTACTAAGTACGCTCATAGTAGATTGCGAGGAAAGTTCCCGGTATGTTGTATCAAACCAATTTTGAGCATCAGCTACCATTCCTTTTGAAATAGCCTGATTGAGAAGCTGTTGATATGTTTGAGCCATTATTTGATACCTAGTTCATGTTCGGTCAATATTTGAAACTTCCATTTTCTTTCCTCGCAGAATTTCTGAGCATACTTCCACTTAGAACTATTTATCCCCCACGTTTTAACCTCTTCTAAATACTTTCTAGTAACCTTAGATTTGACTTTGGGTGGCTGAGTTTGAACTTTTGGTTTGATTTCAACCACAACGGTTTCAATCATACCATCCCGATTTCTTTTTTTAACCCAGAAATCAGGGTAGTATCTGTGAACTCTGTTGTCTATAGGTGATAAATACGGTATAGCAAATTCTTCACTTGCCCATTCAATCACATCTGGGTGAGTGTCAAGGTATCCCATGAATTTACACTCCCAAAGAGAGCGATAAATAATATTGCTGGGATTGCCCTTGTATTTTAGAGGGTTTTTTGGTTTGAATATGCCTTTGTAGCTCATATTTGAATCAGCAAGTAGGTATTATACAGTAAGAGGAATATTCATGCAAAAAGATGTTGCCTTTAATCAGGGTAAAAACGAAAGTAGAAGCGAAAGTAGTGTAGAGGGTCGTAAAAAGGGAATATTTGCCCAGGGTGATAATCGGCCGCCTGAAAAAAACATCGAGGAGGAAAGACAAAGAAAACTCCAGGCTCAAACTGCCCTAAAGTTCCCTTCGGACCTTACAGACCAACTATATACTGAGTTTAACGCATTCAAAGTAAACCAAGATAGACCATCCGAAGCTAAAAGAACTTTTCAATTCACCAAGTCTATATATCTACCATTTCCTTCTTCTGTTACTGATCAATACGGCGCTTCCTGGAATAGAGAAGATCTATTCTTTGGTGGTGAAGCAATGAGACAAGGTCTCAACGAAGCCATGAATTCAGCTGATGGTACAAAAAGCGTAGAAAATATTTTCACTGGTGCGACAGCTGATAAACTAGGTAATGCGCTTTCCAAAGGAATTAATAATTTTGCACGCGATGCAAAAGGAGCTCTGAAGACTGGCTTTGCTGTTGGTGGAACATATGCTTTGACTGGAATGGGTGGACCGTATGCAAGTGCTGCTAAAGCTGCATTTAATGTAACTACTAACCCATATCCAGTTATGACTTTTCAAGGTACGGGATTCAAGAGCTTTGGATTTTCATGGACCTTTTACCCAGAATCTAAAAAAGAATCCGAGACAATAAAAAAAATCATAGGGTATTTCAGAAGAGAGATGCTTCCAGAAACCTTAAAGAATACTCCATCTATCATGGCAAACCCCGCTATCTTTGAGGTGTTCATCAACCCTGATATCAAACTATTCAAACGGTGTGTTATTACTGGATTAGATGTAAATTATACTCCTTCAGGTCCTGCTTTTGTCAAAGAATTCCCTCTTAAAGATGGGTCTCCTTTTCTAGAACCAGCAGCGATAACAATGTCAATCACTCTTCAAGAAATTGAAATTTGGACTGCAAATGATTTTTATGCTGATGAGGAGAAGGATTTTGATTTTATCAGAAAAGATGAAAATGGTAATGCTACAATAGAACGTAGATCAGGATTCAGATAATGGCAGATAACTTTTTCAAACATTACCCCACTATTTCTTATGGTAATACTACTGTCAGAAATTTATTGGCTAAAGTTGTTTTTGACAAAAATAATGAAGTTAATTACTACACATACCATCCTTACACAATAGTAGAAGGAGATAGGGCTGATTTGGTAGCCTACTTATATTATGGGGATCCTGGATACGACTGGATTATTTACTATTCAAATTTAATTGTTGATCCGTATTTTGACTGGCCATTAGACTCAAGATCCTTCAAGAGGCACGTGGAGGGTAAATATGGATCATTGACTAACGCTAGATCTAAAATTAAATTTTACCGATCAAACTACATTGAAGATGATTCTGTTATTTCTACAGCGGCTTATAATGCTCTATCATCGTCGCAGAAAAGATTCTGGTCACCTGTTATCGGCAGCAGTAACATTATTTTAAATTATCAACGAAAAAGAGAAGATGTAGTTTACAACACAAACAAAACTCTTTCTCTATCTACATCCCTTGTAGGTGATACAGAGTATGTTGTTGATGAACAAGTAAAACAAACAAACGGCACGGTAGTAGTTGCACTGGGCAGTTTAAAATACTCTAATACATCTGTAGCTATTATAGATGATGTACAGGGAGCCTTTTCAACATCGTACAACTTGGTTGGTACAACAAGCGGTGCAAACTCAACAGTTTCTGCAATTGATACCTTATCAACTAGCATTGATCCGACTATACAGAACTACTTTGTTCCTGTAAGTTATTATGATTACGAAGAGGAGTTAAACGAGCAAAGAAAAAATATTCGTCTACTTGACTCATCGTATATCAGTGATATTGAAGAGCAATTTAAGGATCTACTTAAACTATGACACTTCGTCCAGGTCAATGTGACATTAAAACCATTTCTTTATCAAATAACGCTAGGAACAGTGTATATGATAAATCAACTGGTATACTTAATCACGTACAATCTATAGACATCTATGAGTCTATTTACACCCCTTACATCACAGCTGACGTTAACATAATTGATGGTACCAGTCTTAAAGAAAGTATGCTTTTGAGTGGAGGTGAAGACTTCAACATCCAGTTTCTTGGGTATGGTAACGATGAGCCAGTAACATATAACTTGAAACTTGCCGAAATTGGGGCTTCAATTGTTGCAGATAATATGCGAAGTAAAACTTATATGCTGAGAATGTATAGTAGTGAGTATCTTCTAAATTCAGCTAAAGTACTATCAAGAAGTTACAATACTTCAACACTCAACATTATTTCAGACATAATGTCTAACACTTTAGGTAGTAAGAAAAAAATTTATGTCGAGCCTACCAAAGATCTTCCTGTAGTGGTTATTCCGTATTTAAGTCCTCTTACAGCTTTATCTTTTATTCGTCAGCGTTCTGCATCCACTGTTGATATGGGCAGTCCGTTAATGTTTTTTGAGAATCAAAAGGGATACTATTTTGTTACAATAAAATCTATTTTAAACAGCGGCGGTGCTGGATCATCAGAAGTTCAATCTTTTTTCCAGCAGGAAGGAATATCAAAAAACGTCAAGGGATCCCAGGGGACAATCACAGATATAAATGCACATAAATTGTTTGATAGCTACACAGTAAAGACTCCTGTTAATGTTGGCTTTTTGTTAGAGCGTGGAGGATTGAACACACTTGTTTCTGAGTTTGATTTAAATACTAAAACATTCAGGAAACGTTTGTTTACAAACAGCTCGACAAACAAATCTTTTGCTGATCCTGCGGACGGATCTAAATCATTACTAACTGATACTATTGCGAGGGACTACGGTCAATATGTAGG